CTAATTGAAGCAATCAAGGAACAACAAGCTCATATAAATAAACTTGAAACCAAAATCAACTCATTCGAACAGAGGTTAATATGACATTCGCATACACGTGGAAAATTACAAGTCTGAAGAAGCAGGACGATCCTTCTGCAGAACTAGACGATATCATCGTCCAGACATACTGGGAATGCAAGGGGATCGATGTATACGGCAATGCCGGAACATTCAGCGGCGCAACGCCCTTTGAACCAGATATGGTGGATGCCGATAATTTTACTACATACGAAGATCTGACAGAGACTCAGGTTCTTAGTTGGATCCAAGATGTAGTAAATAACAACTCTGGATACAAAACTCATATTGATGAGCAGATCCAGAAACAGATTGATGCAATCGTAAGACCAATGGTCGATGTTGCTTCAAGTGCCCTACCATGGGCAGAACCAGGTGAAGAACCTGTAACACCACCAACCCCAATCGCAAATACATAATTAGGAGAATATATTATGGCTACTAATCCAGAACTAGATGCAAAGCTTGATGAAAATCAGCAGACTCAACCGGTTCCTACTGTAACTCTTACAGTTGATATCAATGAATTGAATCTTATGATGGGTGGACTACAAGAACTTCCACACCGCGTAGTTGATCCACTTCTTAAGAAGTTGTTCCAACAGGCTCAGACACAACTGGGTCAGTAATATATGACTCTTCCTAGTTCAGGTGCTATATCATTGGCTAATGTTAGCGTTGAACTAGGAAGAAGTTCTACTGCTACTACCTCTTTAGGTGAAACCGCGGTTCGCACTTTAGCTGGTGTAGCATCTGGTGCTATCAGTCTAAGTAACCTGTACGGTAAATCCAACGCACTGGCTATAACTATTAGTCCATCAAGTTTGTATACCACGCGATCAGGCGCCGGTAGTGTTACTAGTGCTGCTGCCACAGGTAGTGGTACCGGTGGTGCTGGAGGATATACATATGCTTGGACATATGTATCTGGTAGCAGTTATACAATCAACAGTTCGACATCTGCATCAACCACATTCACTACCAATTTAGTTGCCGAGCAATACAAGTCAGGTGTCTATCGTTGTACTGTTACTAGTGGCGGGACTACAGCTTCTGCAGATATTACCGTAGATTTTGAAGCATTATAATAGTAATACACTAACATGATATCTGTTCACAATTGATATATTCATTATACACACTTCTGGGATTTTGTACATCTAATAATGAGCATGGGCGTATTATAAATATAAGCAAAAGAGGTTACCATGGCAGCACCAACTACAAAAGAAACATTCAAACAGTATTGCCTTCGTAAACTCGGAGCTCCAGTAATTGAAATCAACGTTGACGACGACCAAGTAGATGATCGTATCGATGAGGCTATTCGCTACTACTGGGACTATCACTTTGATGGTTCCGATAAGATTTATTACAAGCACATTGTAACAGAAACAGATGTGCTCAATAAGTATATCACCCTGCCTGAGAATATTATTGGTGCAGTAAGTATCTTCTCAATGGGCGATCCATCTGTCCGCGCCGATGATCTTTTCAACATCCGTTACCAGATTGCCTTGAACGATCTTTATACTCTGACAAACGTGTCAATTGTTCCGTACTATATGGTTATGGAGCATCTGGCACTTCTGACTGAGATGCTTGTTGGTAAACAACCAATTCGTTATGCTCGTCATAAGAATAGACTCTATATCGATACTGACTGGAATACACTCAAAGTTGGAATGTTTCTACTGGTAGAAGCATATGAAGTTATAGATCCGAACGTGTACACAGATGCATGGAATGATCGTTGGCTTCAGAACTATGCAACTGTGTTAATTAAAGAACAATGGGGTTCAAATCTCACTAAGTTCACTGGCATGAATCTGCCGGGCGGTGTTCAGTTCAATGGTGAGAAGATCTACAACGATGCGGTTGATGCAAGAACCAAGATGGAACAGGAAATGATTTCTAGTTTCTCCCTTCCGGTTCTTGATATGATCGGATAATATCTTGGGCACTAACCTTTACTTTCAAAATTTCAAGAACAGCCAGGAGCAGGTCCTGATTGAAGACTTGGTCATGGAATCTATCAAGATCTATGGCCATGATATGTATTATTGCCCTAGAACATTGGTAGCCAAAGATGATATCTACGGAGAGGATGCACTATCCGAATATAACAACTCCTACTACATCGATCTATACATCCGTAGCTACGATACCTATGAGGGTGATGGAACATTCCTTTCGAAGTTCAATCTAGAAATTAGAGACCAGATGACACTTACTGTCTCTGTTCGTAACTTTATGAACGAGGTTGGCAGTCTAGAAGGAATCATTCGTCCGCGCGAAGGTGATCTAATCTATATTCCTATGGTCGATCGTATCATGGTAATTAAGTATGTGAACAAGACACCTATCTTCTATCAGATGGGTTCTATTCAAATGTATGATCTTACGTGTGAGATCTTTGAGTACAGTTCAGAAAAACTAAATACCGGCATTGAAGCAATCGATAGTATTGAAAAGAAAAACAGTATTGTTATGGAGACATATGGTCTCCTTACAAACGACGGTTTTGTTATCGTAGATCAAGATGGGTTTGAAATCATTCAGAGTGGTTATGATTTTGAAACACAAGCCGGTGATTCGTACGAGGATAATACTGAGTTCCAACTCGAGGGCGAAGCAATTCTTGATTGGTCACAAATTGATCCTTTCAGTGAAGGGAAAATTTAAAATGTTCGGTAGTACATTTCATCACAACACACTAAGAAAATATGTAATCCTTTTCGGAACGGTTTTCAATAACATCTATGTCACACGACAAGATACTGCCGGTGAAACAATTCAGACCTTGAAGGTTCCATTGTCGTATGGCCCAAAGGAAAAGTTCTTGGCTCGTCTAGAAGGTAACCCGGATCTAGACAACAAGATTGCTATCACAGTTCCACGTATCTCATTCGAGATGACAACATTTCAGTATGACGGTGAACGCAAACTCAATACACTAAATCGTAAGATAAAGAATAACAAAAGTCTGTATCAACCGGTTCCTTATAACATCTCCTTCCAGATGTCAATCATCGTTAAGAATGCCGAGGATGGAACGAAGATCGTAGAACAGATCCTTCCATACTTCACTCCAGAGTGGACTGCATCTGTGCACCTTATTCCAAGTATGGAAGACGACCCATGGGATATTCCTATTATTCTCAACAATATCTCCAGTGAGGATACTTACGAGGGCAACTTTGATACTCGCCGCGCCATTATCTGGACGTTAGACTTTACCATAAAAGGATATCTGTTCGGACCGGATAAGAAGATCGGCTCAGGAGATGGAACAGACGGCGGTATTATCAAGTATATCGATGTGAATATCAGACCGACTGCAAATGTAACAACTGCCAATACAACAAACACGGCCACAACTGAAATAGTTCATGTCTTTCCTGGGTTAACAGCAAATGGGCAGCCTACATCCAACGCTGCATTATCTATTGATTGGGCTCTAATTAATGCAGATGATAACTATGGATTTATTCATGAGTTCGAAAGTAATGTATAATGAAAAAGTTAAATGACATTTTAAATATTCAACCAGATAGTAACAGACAGTTTCTTCCAATGGTACATGATAAACCAACAGACTCTACAGTGCAAGATGATTTTGACTATGCACGTGAGAATTTAATGGATGTAATTGGTAAAGGCCAAGAGGCATTATTTGATCTGATGGACGTTGCAAGGCAATCACAGCATCCAAGGGCATATGAAGTTCTATCTACTCTGATGAATACCATGGTCGGTGCTAGCAAAGATCTTCTGGAGTTGCAGGCCAAGAAAAAGAAACTTATGGATTCAGATCCTGCTGCTAATACTCAGCAGGTGACCAATAATCTATTTGTAGGGTCAACTATGGAACTACAACAGATGCTGGATCAAAGAAAAAATAAGAACGATTGATGTTTGAATCTATTAGAAAAGCTTTTGATAAGGGTTATAACGGCAACCCGTTACTTAAAAAAGCCAGGAAGAAGATTGAATGGACGGCTGATCAGGTTGAAGAATGGCTTAAATGTGCTGAGGATCCAATCTACTTTGCCGAACGTTATATCAAGATTGTTCACGTTGATCACGGTCTAATAAAGATAAAGCTTTATGATTATCAAAAAGAAATCATTGATAAACTAACTAACAATCGTCGCGTTACCGTTGTCACGAGTCGTCAGGCTGGTAAGACTACTACGGCTGCTGCAATCATCCTCCACTATATCCTATTCAATGAACACAAGACTGTAGCACTTCTTGCCAATAAAGGTGACGCTGCTCGAGAGATCTTGGATCGTGTAAAGTTATCGTACGAATCGCTTCCTGACTGGCTTCAGCAGGGTGTTGTGGAGTGGAACAAGGGATCGATTGAACTAGAGAATGGCTGTAAGGTTCTTGCTGCTG